ACTACCTTCCTCTGCTTGAAATTGATTACCGTGAACTATAAAAGTTGATAGTTCATTTATTATATCAAAATCATCTACAAGTAATTTATCTGACTCAATAAGTTGCTTCATATTTGAACAACCAACTTTTTTAACCGCTTTAGTAGTTCTCACACCTAGTGCAGCTTTACCACCACTAAATCCACTACCCATAATTTGTCCAGCACGTCCACGCATATAACACATGATTATATTATCATACTCTAAATCAAAGTGTAAATTATTTGATACTTGTTCACCTATATCATTTACTTCAACTAATACATATGCGTTATTATATGCTCTAGCAACGTGATGTATTTTATGTGGAAATAGTAAAGGTTTTATTTCATTATCTTTAAATGATGCAACTACTTTATATGGAATACTTGTTACATCAAATACAACAAATGCTGATGCATCGTTTTTAGTACCACGTGCCACATCAGCAGTAATCATATAATTATGATCTTTTATAGGATTTTCATAAACATTTAATCCCTCATGTTTTACAATGGGTTCTTTATAAGACATCATTCTTAATTTAGATGCATTGACAAGTGTATTTGTTGAACCTAAAAATTCACATTCAAACTCTGTGGCAAACTGTTGTTCGCTTGTATTAGCAATAGTTTCTTTTTTCCATTTTTCATCACGGCCTGGTACCTCTGTCCAATGTACCTCTATTGGTACATAACTATTTCTTTTGTATTGAGCATCATTCCATATTTTGTAGAACATATTCATACCATGTGGTGTAGAAACAATAATAACTTTTGTTGATTTACCAGATGATATTGTAGGATATACTGAACTAAAAAATTGTTCTGCAACACTAGCAGGTACGTATGCAAACTCGTCAAGAAAAATAATATTAAATGAACTACCCCGAACCGTTGAAGCAGATGTTGAGGCCGCAAGTATTCTACTTCCATTTTCTAATTCAAGACTTCCTTTATTCCATGACATTACACCTTGTTGTAACCACTTAGGTAAATTCTCATATGCAAGTTGCAATCTACCTAGTAAGTCTCTAGATGTTGCAGCTTTGTTAGCAAGTATTGCTATGTTTACATTTGGATTAAACAAAGCATAATGCAATAGGTAAGCAATCATGGTAGTTGATTTACCTGACTGTCTAGGAAGTTTGCATATGGTGAATCTATTGTTGTGGAAAGTTCCAATCATATCTTTTTGAAATGTGTATGGTTTAAAAGGAACTAGACCCTCATCTAAAGAAACAATCTTAATATAAGTCTGTATGAAATATAATGGGTCTTCCATACACTTTTGATATTCTTCTATTTCTTTTTGAGTCCACTCTTTAGGTTGATTAACCTTTTTTAGATTAGGATTCCCTAGATAACTTTCCATTTATATAATACTTTCTTTGTCTATTTAAACTTAACCTTCTGGTAGAACATTTTTTCTTACACAATTCTGGTGCATCACCTTTTGTAATTCTATCAAAAAAGTTAATCCATGACTTACTGTTTACAATATTTTTTATCTTATTATTATTTAGATTGTTACTTTCATCTAATAATGGTTCAAATCTTTTGTCTATGTTATCTTTGTATTGAACATGAGCATCTACCCAACAACATGGTAAAACTTGTTTGTTTGTTGCTACAAAAGGTAATCTTTCTTGCGTCATGTAAAGATCGTTAGTTTGTGTTAAACACTTAGGTCTAAACTCTTCTTTGTCTTCTTCAATATCAAAAGTATTTGTTGGTTTTAAAAACTCTGTATATCTAGCAGAATAATTTATTTCTAAATCAACTCCAATATCTTTTGACATTTGTATTGCTTCATCTATTTTATCCTCATTATATTTAAAAACTATGTATTGCCAAATACATTTCATACCCATTTTACTAGCAGTCTTCATCACTTCGTATAAATGTTCACCATCTTGATTTATTCTGTGGGCAAAACTTTGATAAGGTAAACCATCTATACCAAAACGCCATTCTGCTTTTGGATGAGCCTTAAATGCTTCCTCGTACCAATCCATAGATTTTTGAGAAGCTGCATTACTAATAGATAAGTGAACATCTTTAGCATGAGCAATGTATAACATCTGAATAAAATTAGGATTAAAAACTGGGTCACCGTAAGTTCCATTAAGAGTTAATGATGAAAAGTAATCTGTTAAATCTTCCCACTCTTTGATAGTTAAATCGCCACCAGGTATATCTTTAGATTTATAATTAAATGTACCCCTAGCACACATAGGGCATTGTAAAGTACATTTATTTGTTATGTCTAAGTCTCCACCTCTATTTTGAAATCCATTATTTTTATAATCAATCATCCTTTTTCTTTTTTAACATTTTTTGTAACTCACTTGTAGAACCTACAAATAATGCATTAGTAACATTTTTGGGTGCGTTGTTAGGAACGTCTTTTAATTTTTTCATCTTCTCTTGTAGATCACCAAGTTTCTCTGTTACCTCTGCAACATTTTTAATTAAGTTACCAGCAACTTCGTATGCTCTTGGATGATCTGATTGTTGAGCAACATCTAGAATACCTTGTATTGCATCTTGACCTCTTTCAACAAGATTGTAAAAATTTTCTCTTTGATATTGATAATCAGAATCAATATCTTGATTTTCATTTGGTCTGGGAATGATTGGTTTAGATTCTTTTTTTATTATCTCTTTAGGTTTAACACCTAAAGCATCATTAATAATTTCATCAACTTTGTCTGTCATAGTGTACCTAGTAAGTTATTAATTAATCGTTTTTTGCGTCTTCAAAAAAAGATGTTGTTTCACTAAATCCAAAGTCATCATCAGCATCAGCAGTAGCTGGTCTAGGTGTAACAGTATATCTTTGTTCTCTAGTTGGTGACTTATCAGGTAAGTCTGTGAACTGATCGACTTGTACTTGTTTGATAACTTTACTATCTGTTACTGGTCCGTATAGATAAAACTTAGAAGTAAATTGAAGAGTATAAATGATCGCTCTTCTTTCTGTAAACTCACCCCTATAACTATCTTCGTATCCAATAGAATTTAAAACAATAGGCACATCTCTTTTAATACCCATATCTGCCATGTCATTAATTGTTACTGTATAGTCTGGTTGAAAGTATGGTAATATTTGTTCTATAATTTGTAACGCATCATCTGATTGCTTTGCCATAATAAACAATTCAAAATCTAAATTATATGGAACTGGCATAAACTGACTCTCTATTTGGTCAGTCTTACCACTTTTTACTTTTTTAAACTTTTGAACTCTATTTAATTTTCTTGCAGTATCATATGCCATGTTTTGAATTTCAAAACCAATACGAGGCAAAGTGATTGCTACTTTACTTGTCAGATCAGCATCTTGATCTAGTCTTGCTAAAAATTTTTGTTTTGGTCCATATGCTAGAGGAACTTTCATTTTTTGAATGATCGTGCCATTGTTGTCTTTTCTAACTATATTGATATTATTAAATATCGTACCAAATGAGACAACCATCTTTCTGATTGTTTCGTGATAAAATTGTGTTCCTAACATTTTCTATTCTCCAGCATCACCGAAAGGGTTTCTTTCAGAGAAGTCTAATATCGAGTCATCTGCTTTATCAAATAACTCATTTTGACTTGTTACATCTATTGTACCGTCACCAACTATATATGTCTCTTGAATTAGATAACTTGTAACTGATGGGTCAGAACCTTCAAGAAGAATATTAGTACCAATTGATCTACTATCATCTTCGTGTACAACCACATCATTGTCTTCCATTAATAACGTGTCTGTTTGTGACAAGTCAGTAAAGAATTCAAGAGCGATACTTTCGTTATATGCACTTTCAGCCTCAAGTGTAAATTGATGACCTAAAGTATCACCTGTTAATGCATCCTCAATAGCATCAACATCGGTAACGCCAGTATTTAGTTCCTCGCTAGAGTATTCAAACTGTCTGCATCTTAATTTATAAACAGGGTTATTATCTAATTGATGAAATGGTTCGTCATGATCTACAAAAGATATTTCAAATAATTTTTTGAGTATTGGATGAAAAACTAGATCACCCTCTAGTGGTCTTGTTGCAAACTCACCAAGTGTATCATCTTCTTTTCTTAGATATGCACTTTCAAAAGATTGTGAGGCATTGTTTGTAGTATTTGCTGTGATTGTTCCACTTTCTAAAAGTATCGAACCCTCGGTAGTATCTGTACCACTCTCAATATCTATTTGACGAGCAACATCATCAAATCTTTTTCTATGAACAACAAAAGTAATCTCGTTTCTATTTTCTAGACCAAATTGTTGCATGACTTCTTTCTCACCTTGATATCCACCAGATGAGTCTTCGACATACATTTCAATCGTTTGTGCTTTGTTAAATTGAGATAAACTATCCTCACCAAAGATATTATCTCTAGCTTGTAAAGTTCTATCAATATAATTTACATCATGTCCATAAATTTGAATAGACTCTTTTATCAAGTCTGAATACAAATTTTTTTCTGTGGTATTAGTAGTACCAGAAGTTTTGAACAAGCTGTTGACAGCCATTGTATTATCCCTTAATTATCATATCGGGGTATTGCATGTTTTGTATTTGTTCTTCTAGTCTAGTGATGTCCTCTTGAGCTTGTGTGTAAATTTGTTCACCATTCATAGTTACGCCACCTAGTAATTGAACCTCATTAAACTTTGATAAGTTTTGCCCCCATTGTTTTTTAATCAAAGCAGTTGCATATCTTTTTAAATTCATGTCGTTGTATATGTCGGTATATGTATCAGGGTCAAGTTTTCTGTAACACTCAATAATTAAATAATCATTTTCTTTAACGTCACTTGACCAGTCCATGTCAATATATAATCTTCTTTGATGTTCATAAAATCTAATTGGACTTTCACCTACTAATAAATGTGACAAGTAATCAAGATGTTGCATTGTCATTTCATAATGTATAATACTTGTTGAAGAGAAATCATACAGGTCATTTAATCTTAATTGATATCTAATATCAAACATATTGTTTGTAGCAGAATTATCAAAGCTAAATATTTTTAAAACAGACACTACTGAGTCTGGCATAGGAATAAAACCTTTGCCTTCTTCGAATGATGCTGTAACTGAAGTGTCTGCGATATCTGTCGCTGATGTGGTTGCGTTTGCAGTTGCTCTTGTAATATCGTCTGCTGTAATTTTGTATTTAAGATACATCTTCTCAATACCATCGTAATAGTAATGAGCAAAGTATTGTAATGCTTCGTCTAATCTATCGTCTGCTTGATCGTCTGTAACGTTAATATCTACGGCACCCTTACCTAAATTTCTTAGGCAATATTCTTTTAATGTACTTTTTGAATTTGGATTGGCCATGTATTTTTCCTTTTAAGTATTTATCTAAATCCCTTTTTGGCTGCCACCCCAATGATAAAATGTCTTTAATATTTGCAGTATTATCAAGACTTTCCCCACTATGACCATCCTTTACGGGTATGTTTTGATAGTATTTATCTACCAATTCATTTACTTTTACTCCTTTTCCACTACCTATTTCATATGTGTGTTGTGTCCAATTCATATAAAAATCTTTTCTATCAATGAATAATTTAATTGCATCGCAGACATCTAGTACATGTATAAAATCTCTAGTATGTGTGGTTTTATATTTAAGTGTTTTATCGATCATTTTTTGAGTTAACATTGTAGGTCTACAACCATCACCAAAAACGTTTGTAAATCTAAGTCCTATATGTTTGCCTGTTGCAATTGCAACAGCTTCCATTGCTTTTTTAGAGCCTGCATATGGATTACTATGCCAATTGTGAACACTTGAAGATGATGCATATATCATTGGTATTTCTAACTTAGAACATAACTTAAATAAATTTGTAGACCAATGCACGTTAGAAACAAACCATTTATCTGGGTTAGTAAAAGATGCTCTTACATCTGCTAGAGCTGCTAAATGTACAACCCTATCAAATGATTTTAGATAGTCCTCAGTTATGTCTCTAAAATTTCTAGGTGCTGGTTGACCGTGTGAATTTCTACCGTGTAAATCCCAACCTTCAACTTCATGATTATCACACTCTAGTTCTTCAACCAAGTGTCTTCCAATAAATCCAGCAGAACCTGTTACTAATATTTTCATTGACAAATCCTCTATAAATAGTTATAATGTTTTGACTTATTATAAACAATTGAGGTTACAATGTCAAGGGTTATTTATTCGTTATATATTGATGTTCCTAAAGATAAACTAGATATATTCGACAAACATATTCTCAAAGAAAATCAAACGCCAATGAATTTAAAAATGAAACAGGCGTTTATCGATCACTATGATAAACTCATAGAAAGTAAAAAACGCTATGCAGATAAGATTGGTGCAGAGTTTCAGATGTATGAATATGATGAAGACTATATTAAATTTCATGAAGAGTATTCTAAAAAATATCCTTTTCTTACAGATTATAATATAATAAACAAATATAAGTTACACATTCTAGATAGACTTGTTAATTATTTTGATGAAGTTTTATATCTAGACTTTGATGCTATACCTCTTACAAATGAAAATTTTTTTGATGTGTGGAATTTAGAAAAAGGAATTGCAATCTTACATAATAATGATAAGATAAGACCAACAGCTGGTAGTGTATATAAGATACAA